CAAACTCTACGTCTGGATGATCGCCGTATGTTGCTTGTTCTGGAATTTCGCCTTCAACTCTATCCCCACCGTTTGCAACAATAAGTTTACCAGTTGTTGTTTGTAAAAGATATCCAATTGCTTTTGTTGTGCCGCCAGTTTCGTCGTCTTCGACTAGCATAACATCGTCAACCATTTCAAGATGTTTGACAATATTTGCACGTTCTTCAAACGGCATAAATGCACGACCTTTTTTATTCTCAAGCCACGTATCACTATTAAGCCCTACAACTAATTTATCGCCCAAAGAACGTGCTGATTTAAAATACTCAATGTGTCCACTATGTAACGGATCAAATCCTCCAGTTACAATTACAATTTTACCATCCAAAAATAAAATCTTTCCTAACGTTTGTTAATTCAACAGCACCGTGTGATTTCAAAAATTCTCCTGCACAGTATTTTGTATCAGGATGTTGTTCGACTATTACAATGGGCTTGTATTTTTTTAGAGTGTTTATACCACCCTTTAAAACTTCTAATTCGTGTCTTTCGCAATCAATTTTTATTAGTTCAAATGGAGGCATAAAACTTTGATCAAGTGTTTTTACTTTAATGTCGCCTTCTTTACCGTTGATAAAACTGTTTCCTGTATTGTTTGGATCATAAGTCATAGCTACGTTTTTTTGTTCACTACCTAGTGCAAAATTATTGATAATAACATTTTCAATACCTGTTGTATTTTCTATTAAGCATTCAAAAACTTGTGCCATAGGTTCAAACGAAATTACTTTGTTAAATTTCTTTGACAGAGGAACAGTCCATAATCCTACATTTGCACCAACATCAATTGCTGTATTAAATTCTTTAACATATTTGTATGCTGCGTTTCTAACATCATCTTGATATTCAGGAGGCCCGCCTTGACTAATACGCTTGTTTATCATTTTTTCAAAGTGTATATCTGTATCTGGCAAATAATAATTATGAACTTTTTTCATTAATAATTCTTTCTAGCTCAAGCCATTTATCTACTACTTTAATTGGTGTATAGTACTTAGTAATATGGTCTTGGCCCATTAAAACTTTTTGATAAACTTCTTCTGGATTATGTACAAAGTATTGAAATCCTGCTGTTAAATTACCTGTCCAAATGTAATCTTGCAAGTCAACATAACTTGGTATGTAACTTTGTGTGATAACAAACTTTCCTTGCTGTAGTGCATCAATTGGTCTGTTGTTTCCTTTACCTTTTACAAATTTTTCTATTTTGTCTTTGTAAAAAATTGGCAACAAAATAGCATCGCTATTATTGACCATTTCTTCTTGTGTTTCATAACTCCAATCTGTCCACCAACTTGGATCGTCTATATTTTTATTTGTAACAACATCTATATGTACGTTTGGATGTATAGTTTTCATATTAGCAAGTATCATATCAAAGTTTACTTTATGAATATTTTTTCTTGCTCCATAACATACAAGTTTTACAATGTCGGTTTTTGTAAACACTTTTTTTGTTGGCTTGCTTTGTTTTCTTTCTGTTAAGTCTGCTATAACATAACATTTGTTTTTAAATAATCTTTCTACATCTTTTGCTAGATATTCACAAGTAGCAACAAAAAACTTACAATACTTTGCAGCCTTTGTATATAAATTTATTACATCTTGTTTATAAAATTTATAGTCAGATATATCACAAATAAATTTTGCATTTTTTTCTATCAATACATCTAATATTTCATTTGTAAATTTTTTACCAAATACAAATAATCTATTGTCATTATGTTGTATTTGATTTATATCTGTAATAAGCCCATTATTATTACTATCCATATTTTCAAGTAATAAAGTTCCTCTTGATCTAAAACTATATCTATTGTGTTCTTTATCACCAACATAAAAATACATTATTCTTCCTGATATTCTGCTAACAATCTACGTATTTCATTCCACGTACCTAAGTCTATATAGTCATTAACTTCGATACCTTCTGAATTATAAAACGGAGTAGCTGTCATTTGTTTAGGACTAAACTTTTGTTTTAGTGTGCTTTTTTCCATATATTCTATTGCAGGCATAAACGAACTAGCTCTAAATGCAAAGCTACACCAATATGCATTAAATTTTGTAAAGTCAGTTTGAGGTTTGTCTTCATAATATTTTACAATATTATTCTCCATTTGTAATGCACCTTTTGTAGATAACATCAATGGATCTTTTTCTTTTTTGTAAAAGAATACAAATTCATTGTTATTTAATTTGTCTTTGACTTGTGTATATAAATCTTCAGTGCCTTTTAATTTTAAAATAGTATCAGGCAATAATACAACATTATCTTCTCCAAACCAACTAAATGCACTTTTTATCGCACCAGTGTATTCTAATTCTTTAGGATTTTGATATACGAAAGCAATATTATATTTGTGTTTGTACTTTGACAAATATTCTACTATTTCGGTTTTGTATTCATTTATTACTACAACAAAATCAACACTGTTTCTATCATAGTCTTTGAACCAGTCAAAACTATAATCTATAAGTGCTTGATTTTTATCTAGTCTTAATATTTCTTTAGGATAAGGTAAGTTTAATCTAGTACCTTTGCCTGCGGCTGGAAGTATAACTGTTAGGGTCATACTCTATTTACAAAGTTGCGTCTTCCATTCCTGCAACTCTGAGTTTTACAACGTTAGTAATTTGCCACTGTTTTTGATCAAGTGCTTTAAGTACACCTAACCATTTGTTTCGCATTAGTGCAAAATCGTTAATAATTTTCTCATAGTCAACAACATCAGCTTCGCCATCGACATATTTTTCAACATCACGACTACTTAATGCTCTTTGATAGTTTTCTAAATACTTTCGGAAAAACGAGCTACGTAATCTACGTAGCTCTATGTTTAAATATTCTAGTATGGCTTCAATTTCTTGCAACTGATTAAATCTATGTTCAACAATACCTGGCATTAACGATGCTTGTTTTTCAACATTACCTACAAACTTACACTCTTTTTTAGCTTCTATAAGTTCAGATTCAAAATGCTGAATCGCTGCAGGTATTTCATTTACATTTCGACTTACACGACTGTACCAACCCATTACTCATCCCATTCATCATCATCGTCAATGTCACTATGATCCATTTCTAAATAATATTGAATAGCATAATCTAAGTGTTTGTCAGTTCCTAACATTTCTTGTAATTGATCATCTGCTAAACCATAATCTATTAATGTGTCGACATATTTTTCAGCTGCCATTTCAATATGCTTTTTATCAAAATACTCTTTAAAAAGCATCCACAAATCCGCCACAAATTCTTCATTCATCTAAGATCGGCTCCTCGTTATGATCCACAACTTCTTCGGTTGCGTTAGCGATATTTACCATTTGTTCTTCTTTTGCCGGTAAATCGGCCATGACCATCTCGAGTAGTTCACCTGTCCATTTCTTACGATATTCTAGTGTTTCTTCTCCGTTACTATCAATATACTTGTAACGATTACCTTGTTTTTCAAGTAAGCCTTTTCCTTCTAATAAATCAAACATACCTGAATATGGATTCATACCTGTTTCGTATGGAATCTCAACTTGTACACCTTCAAAGGGTTTAGCGTAACGTGTTTTCATTACTTTACACGCTGCTCTAATACCGTGTACTTGTGATGTTTTATTACCTTCGGCATCTACTTTAAGTTTTAGTTTCTTCATAGCAACCACCATCGAAGAAGCATACACAAAGCCTGAACCACCTGAGATCTTATCATCTGGGTCAAACATATCCTGCGATGCATATGTGTGGTTAGTAACGCACATACCTACATTGTAACTGCCAAACATATTAACACAGTTAGTTACAAGGGCTTTCAGTGCTTTTGCTTTACGACCAAAGTCGCCTTTCATATCACCTGCTTCAAACTGAGTAACCTCAGTTGGTGACATAAGCATACCGAGCGAATCAACTACAAACAATACCTTAGGACGGTCTTCTTCGTTCATTGAACGATAGTCATCCATAAATGTACTAATAGTTTTAGCAACATCGTCAATCATTGCCATATTAAGTTTAAGAATTTTGTCGTCAGTTGTTTCGACGCCAAGTGCTTGTAACCAACTTTCGTCAAGTGCATTTTCGCTATCAATAAGAACAACAAAAATACCTTGTTCTTGTGCTGCCTTGACAATGTTGCCGCTTACAATATATGATTTACCAGCACCGGACTCTCCGGCAAATACTGATACTTTACCAAGCGGAATACCTTTTTGAAAGTCGCCACTTAGTAGATAATTAAGTGCAAAGTTACCTGTACTAATCCAGTCTTGTGGATCGTTAAAGCCTGCGCTCATACCCTTAATTGATTTAGTTAAACTGTTTCGAAACTTTGAAGGATCGAATGCTTTAGTAGCCATATTATCTCCTATTCTAAAAAACGAATGAAAGGGCCGAAGCCCTTTCTATTATTAACCTTGACGTGCTCTGATCATTGCAAGAATGTCTTGCGCACCGCCTGCGTTTTCTTCTGCAGGTGCTGCTTCTGCTGCTGGAGCAGGTTGTGGTGCTGCTTCTGCTGCTGGAGCAGGATCTTGCCATCCTGTATCAGTTGCTGCTGGTGCTGCTGGTGCTGCTGCTGGTGCTGCTGCTGGTGTTCTATTTTGTGGATCACCAGTACGTGCTTGCATACCTGCAGGACGGAAGTAATTGCTCCAACGTTCTGCATCGTATGCTTCACCGTCTACACTTGCTTCAAACATTTCTGTAAGAACTTTAACAGCCACTTCGTCTGGCTTTTTAGGAAGGAAATCGTTTAGATTAAACAAGCCGTGTGTATTCACTGCTGCCATCTCTGCATCACCTAGCGGACGTTCTCTACGTGCCCAATTACTTGCGCCATAATCAGCATAACCGCCTTTTGTTCCTTTTGATAGACGGAAGTCTACACCAGCAGTATAATCTGTTGGTAATTCTTCCATATCTGGATCCATAAGAGCTGCTTTGATTAGTTGGAAAATTTGTGGACCAATAATAAAGCGACGGATTGGATTCTCTGGTGAATCTTCCTTTAATGGATCTTCTGTTACGAAGCCTTGGAATACATACGAACGTTTCTTCCAATACTTACGACCCATATCTTCTAAACTTGGATCTTTAAACCAACCACGTACTTCTTGTAGGATTGAACAAGATTCGCCATACATTTCCATACACGGAACTTGCACTTGTACAGGACGTGAGTCTGTCTCGCCTTTAATTCCTGCAAATGGAAGTTTGATCATCAAACGTTCTTTCCAAAAGAAAGTGTTTGAATCGTCGCCATCTGGCAAGAAACGAATAGTTGCCTGTTCGCCTTCTTTCATATTCCAAAATGGGTAAATTGCGTTGTCGCCACCGCCTGTGCGTTGACCGCCTGCGCCGGCTTCTTGTTCTTTGAGCTTTGCTCTAATTTCTGCTAATGATGCCATAGTAATGCCTCCTATAATGTTGCCTATGTCTTGTGCCTTAAATGTGTAGCACAATTACTATACTACACAATGTTATTTATCTTGTCAACTATTATTTTGACAAAATTTTCAAATAGTTAGCTGATTAATTTAAACCAGCTAACTTTAGAATATCTTGAGATTCTTTTTTGTACTTGTCTTTAATACGGCCTAATTCTTCTTCACTTGCGCCATCTCTGCCTGCTTGTGCTAGTTTAGCCATTCCGTCTTTACCGTACTTCTTTTTACCTGTGTAGTACTGTAATCCTGATTCTTCAACATCTGTTTCTTTGTATCCCATTATTTCTGCGACCTTTGCGTCGATGCGTTCTATGAACTCCATTGCTGGTTTTATATATGCTTCTCCGTATTCTTTTTCTACCATAGTAAGTACGGCTGTTGGGCCTTTTGGAAATGTGCCTTGTTCTCTATCAAAGTAACTTAGTACAAATTCGCCTAATGGTGTTTTTTCTTTTTCGATTACAATATCATCTTCGTCTTTATCTGGGTGATCGATTTTGTCGCCTTTTTTCTTACCATTCATTTTTGCAGTTCTTACAGCGTGTGCATAGGCATTGCCTTCATTTTCGTCCATATGATTTCTAGGATCATCACACTTTTCATCATCACAATTGCACTTTGTTTCATTTATAGACTCAGCAAACTGACCCATAAGTGTGTTGAGTGCTGCTTCAAATGCAGCCTCCATACTAGGATTTGTAAGACGTTTAAAATCAGCAGCACTGTAATTGTCTTTTGGATCAATACCTCTTGTGCTACCGCCTGGCATTCCTCCAATATCAACTGGTTCGGATGCTACTCTTGGAATCACTAATTCAGTACCAACTTGTATTAATTTTGGATTAGCAATACCATTTGCATCCACAATTTCTTCAACACCTTGTTGTACGCCACCTGGAAAATGATCGGCATACTTTTGTGCTATACTTGTAATTGTTTCGCCAGGAGATACTTTGTGATATGTATCCTGTTCCGATAAAAAGCTTTCTGGTGTAAGTGTTTCTGCTAATGTTGATTCACTTACTAAATTGTATATGTAAGGAAATATATCTTTTAATTCTTCATTAAATTGCTTTACGGTTAATTGATCAATCCAATTTTCTGCAACATCATTTGGCACTTCTTCCATTACCGGCACTGTATAATTTTTTACTGCTTCGGTGTAATAAGATGGCTTTTGTAAATTTGCAATTTCTTTTTTTATACTAGTCATACGCTCTTTAACATTGCCGGTATATTTAGATAAAGTTTCTGCCATTACACTACTACGATTTAAGTATTGATTAAATTTTCTTAACTTTGATAATTCTTCACTTAGTCCTGTAATATGTTTACCAAAGTCGTCATATGCGTGTCCACCTTCACCAATATGTGTTGCTAATGCTCTAGCGCCACTCAAATGCTTAAATGGATATTTAAATTTTTCACCATCTACTGTTTCAATAAACAAAGAACCAATTTTACTTGTTCTACTTTCACCTTCACCAATTGTACCATTGTGTTTAATAGAAAGTTTGGCACTTCCAAATTTTTGGAAACTTGTTTTATGATTTCCATACATTTTTGATTCTGACATTGTATTATCTCCGGGACGATTTGTTGCTAAAAATTTGTAATCTCTTTTCTGTAGGTTTGAACGTGTGATATCTCTCACTTCAAATTTAAGTAATCTTCTTTTACTAAACATTCGCATATCTTTTAAGAACGTAAACCAATCATTTTTATGTTGACCATAATTTTCGTCAATCATATCTTTGTTGTATATAATAACAATTCCGTTTTCTTCGTCTAAGCTAACACTAACTTTTCCAATGGGTTTAGCCTGTGGACCAAAATCAAAATCAAAAAATCTTGCTTCTTTTGGAACATTAGTCACATCGCCCTGATCATTGCCAATTGTCAAATTGCCAAAGCGACCTTTAACTGAATTAAACAGTTGTTCTGCTATTAAATCTAAATTCATCATACTTGTTATTTATCTAATTGCTACTTATAAAGATCGGCATTGGCATTTCGTAATCCTCTTCGTGATCTACTTGTGTAAACGTATTATAAACAGTTGGATCCCAATCTTTCATAACATTTATAATCCTCAATGTTAAAATTAACGCACTAACCAAATCGTCAGTGTTTCCTGGTTTTGCTTGGAAACTACTTCCTGTAGCAATAAACCCTTTTAATTCTGTAATTAAAGGTTTGCTTCTTATTACAAGTTTATCATTTTCTATCATAGTCTTTAATCTTGCACAAGCTGTAGTTTTACTACCGTGTGTTGTGTTGAACCCTTTGCGGAACTTCCTAATATGCCCTTTCCGTATAGGTTCACTAATAAACAATCCTGGTATATTCTCTTCGCCAAAGTCTTGGATAACAATAAGTGCTGCTTCTCCTATACCGTTATTTTCAACACTCCAGTAAATATTACTACCTTCACTTTTTGTTGTATCAGAAATATATTTACATATATCACGCATTACTCTAATCTGCCCAGGTATTGCTGTTAAATTATGTTTCCATTCTGCTACTTGTTCGTATGTTGGTAGTTCTAAAACTTGTATTGCAGCATTATCCCCACCTGTGCCCATTGCAGGATCTAAAGCAACTGTGTAGTTTTTGTCTAAAGACGGAGTTTTATACCAGCGCACTTGTCCCATATTTAATGTTGGATTATTTCCTTCCATAACTGCAAGTTTAAGACTATTAATTAATGTTTCATCAAATACCAAAAACTCGCAGCCGTATTCACGACGAAACTTTTCTTCGCCGATGCGCCCTATTTCGTCTATTTTCCAATCTTCATCTCTGTCTGGATGTTCGCTCCAATGTGCAATAAATGAATGAAATCCATTAATACCTACCTCACGTTCGTTACCGTGTTCATCAAACTTTTGTTCTGCTTGCTTCCAAATAGTAGCAAATGTGTCTTCATCACTATTAGGTGTACTAGTAATAATAGCACGACCACCTGTTGCTAGTGTAGGTGATATTGATGTCCAAAACTCTTCTGCGATGTTAGGTTGCACAAATGCAAACTCGTCACAGTATAATAAAGAAATAGAAAGACCACGTCCTGTAGTTCCTGTTGTTGTTTGACTGATAATCCGTGAACCATTTTCAAACTCTATACTACCTTTATTATAACTAGTAACACCTGCACGTATATGGTCAGGACAAAGTTCATAAACATATCTTATACGTTGCATAATCTCCTGTGCACCGGTATATTTGTGTGCAGCAATAAGGATGGTTTGATCTGGATTAAACATTGCAAACCAAGCCAAATATATACTTGCACAAGTTGTTTTTCCTGTTTGTCTTGGCATCATATTAATGTTGAAACGATAATTATGGTAACTATGCATAAGTCCTAATTGGTATTCAAAAGGATCGAATATAAGTTTACCTTGAACAGGATGTTGTATATGTGCAAACTTACGTGCGAAATATAGATAGCCTATATCTTTATCCATACAAGACATTAAATCTTGTATTTGCGCTTCTGTATATGTTTCCTGTTTATTTGCTTTTTTGGTAAGGACACCGTCGAGTGATTTAGACATATTGTATTTAATCAAAAAAATAGCGCCCGAAGGCGCTATTGAGTTCTGGGGGTATTTACTTTATTTTTTCTTTTCTTGTAAAGCTGCACTTAATTGCGCACGTAATGTATCTTCTAGTGCCATTGGATTATCGCCGCCAGCAACTTTTGCATATGATTTTTTCTTCTTATGTAAGTCGTCACCGTGTGGTATACTTGCACTTACATCGTTGCTGTAAACTTCGTCTGGAGCACTTGGTTCGTCGTCATATTCGTCTCCCATTACTCCATCATCTTCTTCTGTAGCAGAAATCATTCTTACCATATCGCCCATATCTGGTTCTGAATCGCAACCGCAAGAAGAATCTTGATTTATATCATTTGCATCAACTGCTTTTGCATCTGCTGCTCCAGCTAGTTGCATCATACGAATTAAATCCTCTGCACTACCCGAAATAGTTATATCTTCATTTATAGGTGTATTTGTGTTGTTTGTACTTGCCATCTGGTTACTCCTTGGTACATTTGGATTACCGCTTTGTGTATTTCTAGATGGAGGTGCAAAACTTTTGCTTTGAATTTTTTGATTTTTATTATTATCAGGTGCAGCTAGTTTTTCTAATCTTTTCATAGTATTAGGACCTACAATACCATCAACTTTGAGTCCTTGATTTTTTTGGAAAGTCATTACAGCTTTTGAAGTTTGTGGTCCCCATTTGCCGTCTACTTTTTTAGAGTTTTGCCCATATAATAATTTTTGTAATTCTTTTACCATAGGGCCTGTTCTAATCATTTTTTTGTTATAGTATACACCGCCTGGAGCTTTAGGTGCTGCTTGTGCTGCTTTGTTTTTGTCATAAACTGCTTGAGCAGCTCTTGCTCCTGCTTGCTCGGCATCATCGCGTCCTTGTGGAACTCTAGGTGCTTTGTCAGGATCATTCCAAGTACTACCACCTTGTGATCCACCTTGTGTTTTATTCACTGCTTGCTGTGCTGCTTTTTTTGCTTTATTTTTTTCTAGCCCCATACCGACTAGAGCGCCCATTAACGCTGCCACTAATGGTGCTACTTCATTTATTTGTTCTTTTTTACTCACGATAATACCGCCTTACTATTTTCAACATCGCCAATGTCTTTGCTTTCACCTGTTGGCACTTCTGCCATTGGATCAACTTCGCGATCTTTGCGAGATGCTTCTAATTCTTTTAATAAATCCATTACTCTATTTGCTCCAGCATTTTCCTGTGCTGATTCACCACCTAATTCTTCTTGTGTAAGTTTTGCTATATATTCTTCGTCGTCTTTTTCTTGCTGATAAAGTTCTTGTGGTTCGTTAGGGTTACGTACAATTATATGGCTTTGTGGAACTTTGCAAACACTTCCTAAGTATTCTTGTAATACTCTACTAGTTGTTGGATACATTAAATCCACTTCATAGTAGTGTACTTCTGTATTCTCCAACTGTGGAAAATCTAGTGGGCGTTCTTGAATTGGTGTTTTTTTGCCTGTTGACATTTTGCCAACGCCAAATTTTTGCAATCCTCTTTCCATATGATCTTCAAAATGTTCAGGTAGTTCACCTGCCACGCCTACTTTAAAAGAATATACTTTTTTGGATTCGGCTAAGTACTCTGTAAAACTTTTCATAATTGTATTCCTATTATAAACTATTTATCTTTATCTAGACCTTTTAAGCGTTCAAGTAGACTATTTCTGTCAGTGACAACATATCCTTCACCATTGACTATACCATCAGGAGCTACGCCGCCGTCTTTGTCCATTTTTTCTTTTTTAAGTTGCAAGTCTACCATCTTTAATTTTTTATCTAGTTTTGCAATTTTAGCATCTAATGATGTTTTAAGCATTGTTCCTGCTACTTCAAACACTCTGCCGGAATATCTTGACTCTACGTTCATACCTAAATCCATTAAATCATCGTATGCAGTCATAGCTTTGTTTGCAACTTCATTAAGTTCTTTGTCTGCCATATCTCCTAAGCCTTTAACAGCAGGCAGAGCACTTGCAATTTTATCAAAGTCGGCAATATCTCTAAATGTATCTTCTTGTTCTACAATAGCATTTTGTGCTTTTTCTTTATTTTCTTCTTTGATATCATCAGGTGCAATATTTAATAAATCTTCTAGTTTTTTGGTCATAATATTATTCCATTATATGCTACTATTATTTAGTCAATATTATTGGTTAGTGCATTTATTTTTTGTTGTGCTGTCCATACTATACTTGTCCTAGCAGTTATCCAATGTGTGTAATCTTGTAATTCTTGTTTGTTTTCTGTCTTAAGTTGTTGTTCGCTTTTATGTTGATACTGTACTAAATTTTCTATTTGCCAAATATTCATAGGATGATCTGTTGTAGGTGGATTATTTAACATTGTTTTTGCTTGTTCTACAACTTTTTGTGCTGCACTAGGTGTGAATACACTTGCTGACACTCCTCCTAAGTACCCTCTTTTTTGTCTTTGTATACGCCATTGTTCTACATCAATTTTAGGAAAGTTTTGTTTTTTGACTGCTAAACAATTTATCTGTGTACATAATATATTTTCTTTTTTGTAATAAGGTAAACAAAGCCAACGTAGTAGATAAAAGTGTTCTCTTGTAGGATTAGTAGGAAATAAATTTGTAACATCTACACTTTCTACTTTGTATTTCTTACATTTTTGTATAATACTGTTGCTTGGTTTATACAAAGCAATTATTTTTTTATTGTTATAAAATTTATTTAATTGTTTAATCCATAAATCAAAGTAAAGATTAAAGTATACAGGATCAGCTGCACAATATATTATCATCTACGTTTGCCTTGATGAAATATATCTCCTTCATTTACAACTCGAAACAGCATACCCTTTTGTTTACAATAGGCTCTAGCTGCTGACCATTTTGCTTGATTCACTGCGTAGTGCAATTGATTAGTTCTACTACGGCCTGCTTTCTCTAATGTAGTTTGATTTGATGGTTTTACTTCAACCAGTTCAACTTTTTGTTTACCTGTACGATCAACATAAACCATAAAAAAGTCAGGAACATAAATTGTGTACTTTCCACTTAGTGGGTTTCTGTAGGGTATTTTTACTGCTTCACTTGCCCATTTTGTTATATTTTCATTTGTATCACACATACGCATAAAAGCGTATTCCCAACTACTTCTATATGTTGGCGTTCTGCCTCCTATATATTTGCTAGGATTTTTAAGCGCATACTTTCCTTGAGCAAAACGAGCCATTACAACACAATATTTCTAGCTTCTCTACTTTGTACCAATGGTAACACTTGATAACCTAATGCACTTGATTTACTTCTGTTTACATTAATAATTGTGGTAACTAATTTACTAATTTGTACTTCGGTTAATCCTTTTAAAGTATCTAAAATACTATACACAGGTGTCTTTTCTAATTCAGCTTGCTGTAATATTACAGTAGATACAGCAATAGCACTTTGTTTTTCAAAACCTCTTTTTTCAAAAAAACCAACAACACTATCTACTTGATTAGATGTAAAATTAATTTGTTTGGTAAAATATTTGTTAAAGAATTCTTTTACTTCTCCTGCACTATCTTGATTTTTTGATATACCTGCTATATCTGTGTAATTATTACTCATTGCGCATTCCTTATATTATCAAAATTATCTATTGCAACTTGTCCAAACGCATCTTTTTGTGATCTACTTAAACTATTCCAACTTTCTTTTCTATCGTTTAAATTTCCCGATTGTTGTGAATTAAAGTAAAGATTTCTAAATGCAAAGTCGTCTTTGGCTTGTTGATTATTATTTAAAACATTCAAAGCATCATTACGTGGTAAGCTGAAGATACTATTATTATTATCTGCAAGTTGTAATGATTGTGTTTGTGCAGCAGTATTTCCAGAAGGAAATACTGCGTTGTTCAATCCGTTTATAGCAGAAGTTGCAAATATAGCTAATGCACCATTTAAAATAGAATCTTTTTCTGCATTTAGATCAGCATTTGATAAATTATTAATATTCCTAATCGTGTTTATACCAGTTAATACAGTGCCTATATTACTATTACCATTTTCTATATCTTTAAACACAGATGTAATACCACTTAAAATACC